TCTACGGGCATCTGGATTTTGGCTGGAGCTGATGGCGCTGCTCGGTAATTACACCCTCGCGTCAAAGTCGCCGGGCCGCTCGTTCGGGGGAAATTCGACAGCGCACGCTTCGGGGCTTGGACAGTTTACCCCGCAAGCCCCTTCGATGTTCGGTTCGTCGGGACCGAGACGCAATTTCGCGCTGCAAGACCTCGCGACGACGGCGCGGGTGCTGACATCAAGGCCTGAAGGCTATGCGGGCGCCGGATACATGCTGCCGATCACGGGCGGCGGGATTTCCTCGCACAACGCCGCCAACGGCGTCACAGCATGGTCAGGAGCTATTGTCGAAGGCCGCAATATCGCAGGCACTTTTGACGGGGTCGCGGCATTCACAGGCACAGGCGCACTTGTCGTCTCCGGTGTCGGTACATTTGCCGGGGTGGGTGCATTTGAAGGCAACGTCACGGCAGCCCTGAACGGCACGGGTACATTCGACGGCGTTGCAGAGTTCAGCGGCACGCTACTCGCGACGGGCAACATGACCGGGCAATTCGCTGGCGAAGCAAGCTTTGCTGGCACAAAGCGGGGGGCTGGTTTCCTGTCTGGCACGTTTGCCTCGGCGGTCATTCTGGAGGCGCAGGCGTTCTCGACGTACCTGCTCGACGCGGAAGACATCGAGAGCGGGCTGACGCTGAGACAGGCGCTGCGCCTCGTGGCGGCGGCGACGGCGGGCAAGATCAGCGGCGGGGGGTCATCGACGGTGACGATACGCAACGCAGTGGCAGACGGCGCAGACAGGATCGTCGCGACAGTGGACAGCCAGGGCAACCGAACAGCCATCACGTACACGCTGACATGAGCAACATTTTTCAGGCTGAATTCTGGAAGGCGCTGTATTTCCGCGCCATGGGCGGGCAGGAAACGGCTGCTGATCCGAACGCTATGTTTGGCAGCTTTGCCGGGTCGGCATCGTTCACCGGCCTGCTGGAAGCTGAAGGCGCACCGCAACAGGTTGACCTCGTTGATACGCATGATGGCCGGAAACGTCAGCCGGAATACGATCAGGACACACTGATAGCCCTTGCAAGGGCACAAGACGAAGCCGACAAGGCCCGCCGCGAGAAAGACCGCAAGAGCAAGTTTGACCTGCGCCGCATCCTTGGCCGTGTGCTTGGCGAGCCAGAGCCAGAAGCGCCTGAACCAATTGCTTTGCCAGTTGCAATTGTGTTGGCGCCAGAGCCTGAACCATTTACAATGGACGCAGACGAAGCTGCTGCTTTGCTCGCGAAACAGAAGGAAGACGACGATGCCATCATTATCCTGCTGCTGGCGGCCTGAATAATGGCCACGCCCGTCGTTCTTACAACAGGCGCCCGCCCGATTGTTCCGGTTGAAAGCGGGGGTGTTCCTATGACCCCTGTGGATACGCTGGGCGAGCCGGTGACGGTTGTGGACACGCTGGGTGAGCCTGTCGTGCTGATTAACGAGGACGGCACGCCTGCATTCCTGGCCTATTCCGCCAAAACATACCTCGGCGGTGTCGCCCCTTATCACTGGCTGGACTTCATCAACAACCGCGCCCTGTATGCCTCTGTAGACGTCGGCAACGTCACGGGCGCGACGGGCTACAGCTTCACGCGGGCTTCTGACGGCTACTACACGAACTCCGACGGCACGCTGACGAACTTTGCAAGCGGCGCGCTTCGTCGCGGGGATCGGGGTGTGCTGATAGAGGGGAGCCGGACGAACCTTGTCTTGCAGAGCCAGACGTTTGATAATGCGAGCTGGACAAAAAGCGCTGCGGGCACAGGCAGCGCGCCTGTCGTAACTGCAAACACCGCCGTCGCGCCTGATGGGACGATGACTGCGGATACAATCGTATTTGCACTAAACGGCGGCCTGACCAGTTCCGATTTGTCGCAACTGTCTCAGACTGTTGCGGCGCTTGCGGGGCAGGGAACATGGTCGGTTTTTCTAAAAACCACAGACGCATCAACAAAGACTATTACACTTATTGCCCCGTCAGGCGATTTGCAAAAGCTGACCGTTACAGGAAGCTGGCAACGGTTTTCGGTAAGTGGTTCCGGCGGCACTCTACCTAGATTACGATTGCGCGGTGACGATACAGTTTCGGACAGTGCAAGTTTGCACATCTGGGGCGCCCAACTAGAAGCCGCCTCCTTCCCCTCGTCCTACATCCCGACCGTTGCAGCCTCTGCGACTAGAGCGAGCGACGTTCTGACGTATACGGTCAACACCACGGCTCAGATACAGGCGGCTGTGGCGGGGCAGGCGGAGTTGGTGACGAATGGGGAGTTTGCCACCGACAGCGATTGGACGAAGGGAACGGGCTGGACGATTACGGGCGGCGCGGCTGTCGCAACTGCGGTCGCACCCACAACTTACATTGAACCTTCAGTCCCGTTGTCTGTTACTGCCGGGCGCTGGTATGCTGTAAGCTTTACTGCAACAGTTTCTTCGGGAGGCGTCGGCGCAAGGATTGGTGGGGTTGTAGGCACAGCTCGAATATCGTCTGGAACTTACGTCGAACTGTTTTTTGCGACAAGCACGGCAAATTTGCAATTAGAGCGGCGCATTAACGATTTTACTGGCACCATTGACAACGTCTCCGTCAAAGAAGTCCCCGCCAACTCCCTGACGCTCTACCCGCTTTCCCTCTGGGCGGAATTTGAGAGGGCGGTGGATACGGGCGGCTTTGAAGAGTTTGTAAACGTCGATGACGGCGACTCGTCAGACCGCGCGACGGTGTATGCCGATACCACGGGTATATTTACTAATGACATGCGAAGCGGAAACGTAAACCAAGGTGGCTCGGCTGTTGCCGGTGCAGTGGCGCTAAACACAGTCACCAAAGGCGCAGGACGTTTTCAGACCAACGACACGCGGGCAGCGCGCGGCGGAACACTTGGCCCAGCAGACACGCTCTGCACCCTGCCTGCTACCCCGACCCGTCTTGTGCTTGGTGCTGCCCCATCGTTTGGCTACACCCGCAGGATTGCTGTGTTTACGACGGCCCTCACAGACGCCCAACTCCAAACCACAACGAGCTAGCCCATGTTCAATGCTTCATTGATTGACGGCCCCGTCCCCATAGCCATCTACGGCGAGCCATACACAACCGACGAAGGCAACGAAGCCCGAGACGTAATCGGCTACGTGGACGGCTACCACCTCAACGTCGCCCCGCAGGTCTACACAGAAGCCCTGGAGCCATACCGCGCTACTCCGCGTAATCCCCGCAGGGTGTTTGCCGGGGCGGAGACTGTGTTCCTGCGCTTTGAGGATGAGGCTGAAGCGCGGGCGATGCTGGGCGCGTATTGGACGGAAGAGGTGGAGCACTGATGGCCACATATCGCATCTGCAAAGTCTGCGGCGACCTGCATGACGTTGCCATGTGGCCTGACAACCACCGCGAGTGGATGCCAGACCTGCGCTCTGACCTCGCCGCACCAATGCTGATCCGCGACAGTATGGACCCAGTGAAATCCATGCTTGACGGCAAGATGTATGACTCGAAACGCCATTTGCGCCGCACCTACCGTGAAGGCGGTGTGGTCGAAGTGGGCGATGACAAGTCTTACACAGACCCGGAACGCCTGCGGACCCAGGCCCCTGCGGAACGCAAACGGCTCAAGCAAGCATCACGCAAGAAAATCGAAGCGTCAGTCGGCAAGGCATTAAGCCGTGCAGGACTTGGCGCATAACATTCCCTCAGACGGAGACCTGCCAATGGAAGACCTCGACACACAGACCCCGGACATCGTTCCTGATGCCCCTGCAAGCGCGCCAGATGCCCCGCCTCCCACGCTAAGCGATGCGCTGGACAATGCGTTTGACAACGTGTTTGCCGATGAACCGGAAATGCAGTCAGGCCGGAACCGCGATCAGTCTGGCCGGTTTGCCAAGGGCGAGGCCAAAAGCGAAGTCCAGGCGAAGCCAAGCGAAGTTGCCCCGAAGTCTGCCGAAGTTGCCGCGAAGCCGGGCGAAGTCGCCTCGCAGACCGCCGAACAGTTGCAGAACCCGGACGAACCGCCGGCACGCCTGTCAGCAGAAGCTAAAGCCCAATGGGCAGCCTTGCCCCCTGCGGTGAAAGCCGACGTTCACCGCACTATCCGCGAGATGCAGGGCGGCATTGAGAAATACCGCACCGAGGCCACCCGCTGGCAAACTGACGTGGCGCCTTACGAAACCCTTGCCCAGCAATACGGCATGGACATCAAGGGCGTCCTCGCAGATTACGAGGGCATGGCCCGCATGATGGCCACAAACCCCGTGCAGGTGTTTGACACACTGGCCAAGCGTCATGGGTTTACCCTGCAAGACGTAGCGGCGAACGTCCTTGGCCAGGATTTGGACGATTATGCCAAGCAGACATCGCAGGAGATTGCGCGTCTCCAGCAGGAAAACATGGAACTGAAGCGCCAGACGCAGACCTATACCCAGCGTCAGCAGCAGGAAGTTCAATCCTTCATTACCGACTTTGCGGTCAAGAACCCCAGATATGGTGAGCTTGAGCCTCAGATCGCCGGTATATTGCGGTCAGGTCTTGTCACAGCTACCGAACCGCGTTTAAGATTGCAGGAAGCCTACGAGATTGCCGACCGGCTCAAACCCGCGCCGCGCACTGCCCCGGCCCCGCAAAACCCGGCCATAGCGGATCAGACCCGTAAAGGCCAATTGAGTATCACCGGCGCTCCTGGGTCAGGCTCAAACCCTGCAAACCGAAAGACGCCTGCATCGGCCCGTGAAGCCCTTGACCGGGCATTCGATCAATACGGGCTTTAACCCCACCAGATAGGAGATTGTCATGCCATCGCTGACATCCACAGAGAAGCTTCAAGAAGCGTTCTCGCTGGCACTGGAGGACCGGAGCGCAGGTTACGCAGACCTGGTTTCCAACTCCAACGCCATCTTGAGCGTCATGAAAGCCCGCGACCAGTTCAAGCCGTTCTCGGGTCCGACGATCCGCGAGCGTCTGCTTTATAACGAAAGCGGCACCTATATTCGTTACGCCGGGTATCAATACCTGAACCCGTCGCCGGCCGAACTGTTCAACGATGCGGAATTCACCGCAAAGCAGGCAGCGGTCAGCGTCACGCTTTCGGGCGAAGACATCCTGAAGAACTCGGGCCGTAACCAGCTCAAGAACATCATGGAAGAGCACATCAGTGCAGCCGAGACAGAGCTGACCGACCGTTTTGTCGAAGACCTGCACTCTGCCGGCACAGCGTCCAACCAGATTGGCGGGCTTCAGCTTGTCATTCCGACGACGGTGAACTCCGGCACCTATGGCGGTATCAGCCGCGTGGACAACGCCATCTGGCGCACGTCTTCATACGATGCCAACTCGATCACGGTTGCGGGCACTGCCATCACAGGCGTCACCTCAACCACCGTCAAGCCGCTGTTCGATCACATCATGATCCGTTCCAGCCGTGGCCAGAAAGGCCCGAACCTGATTGCGTGTTCTGCGGAACATTACATCACGTATTCGGCAGCAACCACGAACATCCAGCGTATCAATGACGAGAACGGTCTTGGCAAGCTGGGCTTCACGTCGCTCAAATATTACGGCGGCGGTAAGAGCGTGGACGTGGTGCTCGAAGGCGGAATTGGCACGGCGATGCCGTCGAACGTCAGCTACTTCATCGACACGTCGGCGCTGAAGTTCCGGTATCACCCGGACAGAAACTTCGTCAAGTTTGGCGGCAAGCAAATGCCGATCAACCAGGACGCGGTTGTGCAGCACATCGGTTTTTATGGCAACCTGACCATGAACAACCCGCTGCACATGGCCAAGCTTCTCGACAGCACGCCTTAAGGAGATTTGAAATGGGATATGGTGCAAACGAAAATTCCCTGATCGGTCAGCCAATCACGGAAACCTCGACCACCCTCAAGCATCGCCTTGGGGACCGGTTCAAGTGCTCGGACGAGACCTATGGTCCCGGCGAGTTTATTTATCTGGCAGGCGTTGCCTCGACCGCTGTTGGTTCGTGGGTGACGTTCAACCAGGATGACCACACGACGGCCCTCCTCGCCGCGAATGCGATTGGCCCCGTGGCGATTGCCATGTCGGCAAACACGTCAGCAACCAGCTACGGCTGGTATCAGATTTACGGTAAAGCCGTGGGTCTGTGCCTTGCCTTGTTTGCGGACAACGGCAACGTCTATGCGACCGCCACACCGGGCAGCGTAGACGACGCTGTTGTCGCTGGCGACAGGGTAAAGAACGCCAAAGGCGCGTCTGCCATTGGCACGCCTTCGGGCAGCTTTGCTGAATTCGAAATTCAGTATCCTGTCATGGACGACGGCCTCGCCGCTTAATCCTGATGCCGGGGGCGGGGTTATGCCTCGCCCCCGGTTTCCTTTCACAATCCCTCAGACGGAACTCCTGACATGCAAGACACATCACACCTGCACATCGAATTCTTTTCCCAGACGGTCGAGGATGCAGCCGCGACGGCGCAGCTTGGCCTCCCGAAATTCAAGGACGTTGAATTCGTCCGCATCAAATACGTGGGCGACAAGCATTCCGAGCTTGTGGCGCCTGCCAGTGACCAGACATTCTGCCCTGAGCGCCGTGAGCAGATCAGTTGGAAAGAACAGTTCCCGCGCCATTACGCTGCTTTTGCTGAAAACAGGTCAATCCTTGTCGATGGAACCCCGCTGGATGAACTTCCCGGCATCACAGGCAGCAAGGTTGCCGAACTGAAGGCGCAGCGTGTGTTCTCGATTGAGGCCCTTGCTGGCTTGGATGGCACATTGCTCCAGCGTCTCGGACCCGGTGCGCGTGAGTGGAAAGGCAAAGCTGAAACCTGGCTGATGAAGGCCCGCGAAGGCGCACTGGATACCAAGTTAGCGGCTCAGAATGCCCAGATGCAGGACCAGCTTGCCTCTTTGCGTGCGCAGATCGAAGCCATGGGCGGCAAGGCGCAAGCCAGCACAGATGAGCCTGTCAAAGCGGAAGTCGTGACTGAAGGCCGGTTTATGGGCCACACGGCGGGCGATCTTCGCCGGTATATCGAGGCGACCAGTGGCACGAAGGTGAAGGGCAATCCAAAGCTCGCCACGCTTAAGACGATGGCTGAGGAAGTCGCCAGTGCTGCGGAGATCAATGCATGAGCCTGCTAACGGTTTTTCAACAGGCTTGCACGTCAGGCATAGCTTTAGAGAAACCGGCAGCGGTTTACGGATCGACAACCCGCGAGCACATTGAGCTGGCGAACATTGCTAACGAAATGGCGGCCATGATTGCGGCCAGCCATGAATGGCAAATCCTGAACAAGATTGCGGTCATTACCGGCGACGGGACTACCGAGGACTTTGCCTTGCCAGCCGATTACGACCGGCAACTGGATAAGTCGCAGCTATGGTCTACGTCGCTGGAAACCCCGCTTTCGCCAATCAGTGACCGGGATGAATGGCTTGGCCTTGACATCAAGAGCTTCGATTTCATCATCAATGCCTGGATCATTTACGCAGGCGAAATCCACATTAAGCCGCCTCTGGCTTCGGCTGTAGAGGTCAAGTATTTCTACCAGTCCGACCTGTGGGGCCTGAACGGCTCGACGCCTATCAGTGAATTCACGGCAGACACGAACACGTTCCGCATTGATGAGCGGTTGTTGAAACTAGGTATCATCTGGAAGTGGCGGGAAATGAAGGGCCTGCCTTATGCAGAGGATCTGGCCACTTACGAGCGCCTGTTAGCCAAGCTGATAATGCGCGACAAGGGCAGCCGCATTTACCGCATTGGTAAGGCCCAGATGCCGAGAGATGCGATCTTTGCCTATCCGCAGGACATTGTTCCATGAGAATAGCGATGCAGCCCACGCAGCGCCCGCCTATGTATCCGGCGCCAAGGAGTGCGCGCCCGGTGACATTCCCGGCGCCCGTGCGCGGCTGGGTCACGAATACGAACCTTTCCGCTCCGGTAGATCAGGCTGCGCTCGTTCTGGACAACTGGATACCTGGCCAGACAGGCATCAAGGTTCGGGGCGGATGCGCCAAATATGCTACGCTTCCCGCAGCTTGCACCGCAATGTGGATTTACGAGAGCGGTCCTAACGAGAAGCTGTTCGCAGCGACAGGCACGGCGATTTACGACATTACAACGGTCGCCAACCCTGCAAGTGCGCCCAGCGCCGATGTCAGCGGTTTGACGGGTGGGGATTGGTCATTTGTGCAGTTTGAGACTTCCGGCGGAGATTTTCTCGTCGGGGTAAATGGCACGGATACGCCAAGGGAATACGACGGCACGTCATGGTCTACCAGCACGATGAGCCACGGGAGTTTGACGACTTCGACCCTAAGCCATGTCTGGGCCTTCAAGGAACGCCTGTTCTTCATTCAGGGCGGCACCATGAACTTCTGGTATTTGCCCGCAGGTGCGAAGACCGGAAGCCTGACGCAGTTCAGCCTTGCGGGTGTGTTTGGTAAAGGTGGCGGGTTATTGTTCGGGGGCACATGGTCGCTTGATGCCGGGGACGGTGTGGACGACCTGTGCGTGATTGTCAGCACGCTTGGCGAGGTAGCAGTCTACAAGGGCGACAACCCAAACAGTGCGAACTCATGGGCACTTGTGGGCCGGTATGAGATTGCCAAGCCGCTTGGGAAACACGCCATAGAGCGGGCGGGCGGTGAGTTGCTTGTCGCAACTATTGAGGGCGTCGTCCCTATTTCGGAAGCAGTGAGCAAGGACCGGGCTGCACTCAGCCTTTCAGCGATCAGCCGCGCGATTGAGCCGGATTGGACTGTGGCGGTCAAGGATCGCTCTGGCTTGCCTTGGTCAATGCTCAAGGTGGCCGAAAAGAACCTGATGTTTGTCGGGACGCCCAGCCCTAGCGCGTCAGTGGAAAAGGCCTGCTTTCTGGTGAACCTGGAGACGGGCGCATGGGCACGCTACACCGGCGCCCCGTGGGAAATCCGGGCGCAGGCTGCTTTGCTTGGGGTGCATTACACGGGCACCGGCACGGGGGTTATTTACCAGACCGATACGGGCGGCTCCGATGACGGGTTGATCTACGTGGCCAAATACGCAGGGCATTTCAGCCCGCTTGGCACGAATGCGGCGATCAAGTCCTGCAACCTCGTCCGGGCTAATTTCCGGGCGACACGGGCATTCATTGCGCAGGTATCGGGAAGCGTGGATTTTAGCGTGGCATTCCCGGCTGCACCGGGCAGCGTGGCGAATTCGACCGAGGACACATGGGACACGGGCCTGTGGGATACAGCCCTGTGGGACGCGGCATCTGCTTCCCTGAGCGTAACATCAAACTGGCAAAGCATAGCAAAAGCCGGGTTTGTGTTTGCGCCACAGGTGCAGATCACCAGCGGGATAACGCCCAAGCCAGACGCAGAGCTGATGAGCTTTGATGTGCAGTATGAGACAGGGGCGATTGTCGTATGAAATTGCTCTATGGCCATTCGGATGCGGTGGAGCGTTTTGTTGCTGGCCTGATCCCCAGATGCGCGGACGGGTTCGGCCCATGCCAGGCGATAGGCGTGATCGACAACGAGGGTAAACTCCTTGCTGGCTGGGTCTGGCATGGCTGGGACCCAAGTGCCGAAACGATGGAATTCAGCGGGGCAAGCCTGACCCCGCACTGGATGACGCAGGAAATCCTGCACAAGCTGTTTTCCTATGCCTTTGACGAAGTCGGATGCCAGATGGTGCTGACCCGAAATTCGGCCCATAACAAGCGTCTTCACCGGCAGCTAAACCGTTACGGGTTTACGCGCTGGGACGTTCCGCGCCTGTTTGGCAGGGCTGAAAACGGGGTATTCTGGACGCTGACAGACGACGACTGGCGTGCTAACAATTTCCATCCGGGGAGAAAATCACATGGGCAAACCGAGCCCGCCTACACCGCCTGACCCTCAACAGGTCGCTGGCGCACAAACGGGCACGAACGTGTCCACGGCTATCGCCAACACCGCAATGGGCCAGGTTAACCAGGTCACGCCTGACGGTTCGCTGACCTATTCTGCGACCGGTCAGCACACATGGACCGACCCATCGACCGGCCAAAGCTATACCGTGCCGCAATATACGGCGACCACGACGCTTTCCCCCGAAGCAGCGGCGATCCGCGCGCAGAACAACGCGGCGAGCCTGAACCTTGCCACCTTAGCCGCGAACCAGTCGGGCCGTGCTGACCAGTTGCTTTCGCAGCCGTTCAGCCTCGACAGCGTTCCGGGCGGCGCAGATCGCACAGGGTTCGGCCCTGCAAGCTATGGCGGCAATCTGAGCACGCCTCAGTTCAGTCAGGGCGGCGCACCGCTTCCCCAGACCGCTAACCTTCAGGACAGCTACACCCCTGAAGGCGGCTTTTCAGCAGATCGGCAGCGGGTTGAGGATGCCCTTATGGGCCGTCTCGACCAGCAGCGCGGGCGCGATATGGAGGGTCTGCGCACCCAGCTTGCTAATCAGGGCATCAACATCGGGACTGAGGCTTATTCGCGTGCGTTGCAGGATTTTGAGCGCACTAATACTGACATGCGAACAAGTGCTATCCTTGGCTCTGCGCAGGAGCAAAGCCGCCTTTTGGGCGAAGCGCGGGCAGCGGGCGGGTTTACGAACCAGGCACGTCAGCAGGATTTCACGAACCGCGCGGGCCTTTTTGGCCTTGGCGAGGATCAGCGGCGTTACGCAGATGCGATGGCGCAGCAGCAGTTTGGCAACCAACAGGCTATCCAGGGCCGGGGCGATGCGATTGCAGGCGCACAGTTCGCGCAACAGCAGTCAATCTTTGATGCGCAGGACAATGCCCGCGCACGGGCCTTGCAGGAACAGCTTGCACTCAGGAACCAGCCAATCAACGAAATCACGGCGCTTATGTCAGGTTCGCAGGTCCAGACGCCGCAATTCGGGATTGCACAGAGCGCGATGATACCGACGACGGATTATGCGGGAATTCGTCAGCAGGGCTTTGGCAACCAGATGGCCAATTACCAGCAGCAGAACGCCAATTATCAGGCAATGCTGGGCGGTCTGTTCGGGTTGGGTAGCGCAGGTATTACAGCGGGCTTCCCGCGTCCACCGGGAGGCTGATCGATGGCTTACACTGGCATCAACTTTAACCGCGCCCGTATGCCAGCCCGGCAAGGTATCATTGACCCGTCCCGCATGGGTCCGCCTCAGATCGGCGTAGACGGCGGCTCTATGCGCCAAGGCATCGTCAGCGCGCCAACCATGCGCGAAGCCCTGATGCAGCAATCCGGCCCGCAGCAGTCCGTCGCTGAAATCCTGTCAGAACCGCTTGGCGAAATGATGCCAGACCTTGGCGGGGCAACTTCCGCAGCCTCTCGCCAGCGCCAGATTGCGGACATGCTCCTACAGGGCGCCCAGAGCCAGGATAACACATCCATTGCCGGCGGCCTCTCGCAACTCGGGCAGGCATTCCTTGCGCGGCGTGCGGGGCAGAAGGCAGACACGGCGGAAGACAAACAGCGCGAGATGGCAAACCTGTTGCTTCAGCAGGCAATGCAGGGCGGTGAACAGGGGCAGGCTTCTTTGCAGCAGCTTCTGACGCAGAACCCCGAAGCGGCTATGCAATACGCGATGCAGGTTAACGCGCCCGCACCGCCGCCTGAATATGGCCTTGACCTTGTCCCGGTCACTGACCCGGCAACGGGCCAGACAAGTTTCGTTCAGGCAAGCAAATCGGGCGGCGTGCGGGCTGTTGAGGGCTACGTGCCGCCTGCACCTGAACCAGATCAGCGGCCTTGGTGGGCGCAGGAAGGTGGCGGTGTGGACCCGGCGCAGCTTGCAAATCAAGCGGCTGGGCGTTCGGCGGGCGTTACGGTTATGACCGGCGATATGGGGGCGGGTCAGCGACCAATTGTAGACAATCCGGCAAAAGGTTATCAGCGCGTTTGGGATGAAAAAGCGCAAACGTATCGAGATGTTCCAATTCCCGGAAGCCCTGATGCCGTGACGCGCGAAGAAGAAGCGTATCGTGAATACATGAAGCTGCAAACCAGCGAGTTCAATTACGACAACGTGACAAACGAAATTGACCGCGCAATCGAGCTTACAGATTACACAACTGCGGGCGTTGGCGGTGCGGTTCTGAGGGAATTGCCGATGACCTCAGCGCGCACACTGAATAACGCTATTACGATGGTCAAATCAAACCTTGGCTTTG